ACATACCTGCCGCCACTGCCGTGATCTTGCCTTCTAATGGTGTGAACCCTTCTCCTATTGTTCTGTGTAGAGCCTGAAGTATGACATCGTTGTCTATGTTTTCTTGAACCGCGTCGCTATATGTGCCTAGACTCCTGTCGGCGTTGAATGCCAACCTGTCCATCTCTTTGCCAACATCATCGACCATGTCAGGCACGATTGAATTGCCAACTACTTTGTTATAGATGTCTTGAAATCCTCCTACGATGCTGTCGCCAACATTTGACATCTTGTCTCCGATGCCTTTTTTCATATTTTCGAATTGGTTAACTACATCATTCTTGAAATCCTTAACTGCCTGTATTGTGTCTTTGACTGTGCCAACGAAATCTTTGAAGAAGTCTATGACATTGCCAATTGCCTTGAGGACAAGATTCAATCCAGATATTAATGCCTTCAAGGCAAAGCCTGTAAGTTCTCCTAGTGCTGAAATTGTTTCTCTGTTTTCATTTACTAATGCTGTGAATCCACCAACGGCATCTTTCAATGCTGGTGATATACCTTGACCGAATTCATCCGCCACGCCCTGTAGAGCGATCTTGGCGTTGGAAAATTCTGTAGATAAGTTTGATACTAATTTCTGAGTCGCACCACCAAATCTTTCATTGATACCTTCAGCAAATGCTTTGGTTATCGCCGCGGCGCCCTCTGTCGTCTTACCAAACTCCGATATTTCTGCCCTGCTGAGTCCTAGTTTCTCTTCCAAGATAGCCAACACCGGAATACCTCTGTCTCCAAGTCTCTGTATCTCTTCAAGTCCTAGACCACCTTTTACCGTTCTGGCAAACAAGTCAGTGACAGCCTCTAATGATCCTATCTGGTCATTAGTCACCGCCGCCGCGTCTGTGAATGTTGTTAGAAGTTCTTCGGTTGGTTCAATACCCGCCGCTTTCAACTTGATGAAAGTCTTTGTTAGGTCATCAACACCAAACTGGGTCTTGGTAGCGAACTCACTGATGAATCTGAATGCCTCAGCACCTTGTTCAGTGCTACCTGTGACTGAACTCAATGTGGTTCTTAGGTCTTCAAATTCTTTAGTTGTGTTGACAATGAATGATCCAATCCTAACCGCTCCAAAGGCCGCCAAACCAGCCGCGGCACCTTTTAGCACCGTGCTCAGTTTCAAACCAGAACCTGACATTCGGGTCAATTGATTATTGATTGATCCTAATGCCTGTTGGTTTTTGACCGCTATGTTGATCAGTAGATCAGTCTTCGCCATTATCTTCTCCTAGCCTTCGTTTGTTGTTTCTGTTGCTTCATAGTCTTCTTACTCTCTTGGTCCTCATACATCAGATAACCTGCCCACATCTCTATCTCCAGTGTTGTCAGTTGTAATATTTCTTGGACAGACTTCTTCAGCCTGTCTGCGAGCATCATTACAAACCTTAACTCAACACTGGCACCTATTCCTTTGCGATAGAAGCCTGCTGAGCAGTAAGTTTAGCATTATTGATTGCCGTGGCTACCTTGACCACAGTCATAGGATCTGCCTCGTTCATCAATTTAACTTTGTCAGCATCGAAGAACAATCTCTTACCATCTTTGTCTCGAGCCTTTGCTATTATGCTCTCGACCAATGCCTCTACTGTCTTGCCTTCTGCTTGAAGTTGTAGTATCTTGCTTTCATCTTTGAGCGGATAAGTGCTTCTGAAGTAGATGTCAGTTTCCCATTCATCTACATGGTATTTGATTAATTCACCACCGATTGCTGTCTGATAGTGTTTTGCTATTTTTTCTGTTATTGACATTATTTTATTCTCCTGTTTCTATATTTGTCTTTAACCTCTGATAGGGCGGGTCTCGTCATCCCTTCAGGTGCCTGATTTGAATAGCCTTTGTCCAAACGATTTGTGTATGGTTGTGGATTGACCACAGCATACTTGGAATTTGATTTTTGTTTCAACTTCCAACTTCGTTTAGCGAGACCAGACCTTACTGGTGTCAATCTCTTCACCGAAGTGAAGAAATCCTTGGCTATTGAGCGAACCGTTTGATCAATTGATTTTTTAAGATCAGCGGTTGCTTTTCCCGATTTGAAAAGGACTGATAACATTACAAATTTGCTTTTGTTAATGCACCTGAGCCTTGGAAAGTGACACTCGCCTCAACCATTCCATCAAAGTTTGCTGTGATAGAATGACCTGTGATGATCACTGTTCCTGATAGTTTGATACCTGTTGTCTCACCAGATGGATACAATTCAATTAATGAAGTTGTAGTCCCCTCGTTGACAGCATCAAACAAGTTGATGTTTCCTGAACCTGCGGCTGTATCATCTCTAAAATAGATGTCCATGCTTCCAGAAAATTGTCTTAAACCTGGGATATAAGTTCTCGCCCCACTTCCCATCACTGTAGATTCAATGGCGTCAAGTTCTTGATCGATCGTGAAAGATCTAACTGATGCCACACCTACTACAGAAGATGAAGAGTTGTCCGTAAACTTTATAACGCCTGATTCACCTGTGTAGGTTGTTTCGTTAGTCGCCATTGTTTATCTCCTCAATGTCTTGATCCTTGACCTCTAAAGGATCGGGTTTTATTACTTCAACATCCTTTACCTTGAGTTTGTATTTTCTCTTTGGTTTAGGTGTTGATGTGTCAGATGGTTTAAAGGTCCAACCATCATCCAAATGTGCCTTGGCATCCATGCCTCGGACCATTTTGAATTTCTCTTCTTTATACATTTTTGTAGCCATTATACGACTCCTTTTTTATATGTGTAAATTACATTCACAGTCACAACCACTTCGCCTAATGGAAGTTCTCTGTCTATGACTTCTATGTTTGAAATTGTAGTCTTGACATTGTGTATGTTTGCCTGTGCCAATGTAATATCTCTGTTTCTAGATTTTTCTAGTGTCTCTTCAATTCTTTCTATGACTTCATTTCTTAGTGTGTCAATCTGTGTGCCTCTCACATAGCATCTACATTGTATTGATAGATTGCCTTGTCTTAGATCTGTTGCTAGGTCGTCCCTGTCCTCGTTTGAAGTCACTACCAGTATGGCAGGAAATTGTGTGATGGCAAGTTTCTGCACATCAAACTTGTCTCTGGACACATGAGCCACAGCCGGATCTGTCATATTCTCCAGTTGATCAACTATGTTCTTTGTGATGTTTTCTCTTGCCGACATTATCTAATTAAACGCCCCATATGAAATGATTGTTTTTCAGCATCCGTGAATGTTCCTGAACTATCAAGATCGTAATGGACGCCGTCTCTTAAAATAAGATCAAATTCTTCTTCAAATTTTGACTTGTAGTAATTCATCTTATTTGTGAAAGCATCACCATCAGGATCAAAAGTAGATAGTCTCGGATAGATGTAATATGCCAACACATGATACACGGCCGCTCTCACGAACTGATTAGCATTTAACTTGCTGTTTGTAAGTTTGTGATTACCGCCAACGGCACTGATGTCGTTGGTTCCGTATTGTTGTGTGGGCCACCATTTTATATTGAGTAGTCTAATTATGTCGTCGAATGTCTTTTCGTGTAGGTCTGAAAAGTCCTGTATTCCGTATTTGTGAATATCAGGTTCATATTCTTTGATGTTGTTGTCTGTTGCGAATGTCGCCATCTTAAAGTCCTTCTTTAATGTATTACTATCAAGTCCTGCTTGATATTATTATTTATTGTAGTTTTTCTAAGAACTGTTTTATTGTTATAACCGGTATTGTGACATCAGGCTTATCATCATTGACCACGAATATGTTGTTGTCTGTTTTATTCATATAGAATAGATGCTTGATACAATGATTAGTATGTTTTAAAGGTTTTGCCTTGCCTCTGATGTCACCATAGTCATAAACCGTGTCTTTTGTTATGCCCCAGTCACAGCCTAATACATAGATGTTTTCATTTTTCCTGTCTGTGAGATTGTGTGCCAGTTTGATTGCCAGTATGCCTGAATTTTGTGCATCTACTTTGAACTTACCTGCGATTGGTTCTACACGATGCCATTGATTTGGTGTGGCATAGTAGTTCCTTGTCCAGTATTTCACATTGTCCTGTCTTACAAGTTTTTTCATCATAGGTCGATCGAAACAACACACATGATCCACTTGTCGATCATTCAAGATGTAGTTGCAACCTATCTCGATTTTCTGTCTTGGTAAGGTGTTGGTTAGGTTTTGTCTTGATGGGCCGTTGAGCCAAACTATTGTTGCCATACTGTTATTTAAAGATAAAAAAAAGGCCCCATATTTCTACAGGGCCTTTTAACATATGAGCGAGGATTATCTCCCTACTATGATATAGTTGCGTCCGTTGGCACTTTGATACCGTATGTGTCATGTAATTCACTCACGCCGTATGTGGCAGTGCAAATTACCTCAGTCGCTCTGGCACTTTCGTCCCTCTGCGTTCTGATTTGGATATCATTACCGATTGCTAAACCTAAGGCGTCTCTTGCGAATACACCATTAACGCATGATGTAGCCGAGTCAGCCACAACATTTGAAGATTCAAAGATATCGATACCTGCGATTCTTCCCACATAACCTTCAGTCATTGCTTCGTTTACAACGCCCGTGTTACCTTGTGGAACGAATGTAGATGTCATTACTTTCTTCATGTTGAAGATTGACGCCGGGTTGAACACACCGAAGTATGGTCCTGGCACACCTGCATTTTTAAGTTTTGCCGCCGCCGCGAATAAGTGAGCCGCTGTCATCTCTGATTGAGTGTCAGTTGCGTTACCTAGTGCGAAAGTTGAGAAGCCTGAGAATAGAGCAGTTAAGTCCTGGTCCATTTTCTTAGCAACAGCCTCACCGAACAATTTTCCTAAATCAGCGATCACATTTGAACTTGAAAAGTTAAGAGACAAGTCCGAAACATTTGTTCCGATACCTGCTTCTGCTAATGTGATATCTTTTTTAGAAGTAGAAATTGCACCTAGTGTGATGTCGTCTGCTTCTGTTAATGCCGCCGCTGTTTGCGCCGGGTAGATTGGAACCTGTAAAACTTTTCCTGCGTTTCTTGGCACAGTGAAGTTTTTTACAAGGTTTCTCATTACTGATCTTTCTGATGCAAC